ACCATCTTTCCATGTCGTTGTTCCATTAACACTATCCCAATATTGTTGATCCATTTGTGTTTGCCAATCAGGATATTCTGCTTCTCTTTTTTCTTTATATTCATTGGCATTTTTCCATGCTGTAAAAGCTGCATTAAGCTCATCGTCTGTAGGCTGTGAATCTTTATTAGCAGAATCCCATTCAATAATTTTATGGGGTGTACAACTTTGATCTAAACGATATTGATTTTTATCTTTTCCAAGTTGTAATAAAGCTAATTTAATATCAGTATTTGAATTTATTGCCATGATTATGCCTCCTTAAATATTTTTACTATGCAGTAAAGTTCAACTCCTTGACTTATAGCCACACCTAAACCGTTACCACTTTTTGAGGCTTGAACATAATGTCTTATTTCATATGTTGTGGCTGTTGAGATAGTAAATCTACATGATAAAAAAGCTGTGCTTTGTATTGCACCACCTGAATCAGTAGTAAACGTACCAGTACCAAAAGCTATATCAGCAGCAGTTCCAGATGTTTGATAAAGCTTTAATTTATGCCTATTAGGTTGATAAGCGGGAGCAGATGCTTCAAGAAAATAACTACCAGCTTGCAGAGTAAATTGATTGCTACTAATAGAAACTATACCGTCAGGATCAGCAAGTTCTGTATTTAAGTCTCTTATATTCCAACTTCCACCACTAGATGAACCAGCATCAGTAGTAGAACTTTTTTGATCTACAATAATTGCATAACTTGTAAAAGTTTTAGATCCAATCTTAGGTGCTGTAACAGAATCAGCAGCAAGCATATCGGTATCAACAATACCGTCTGGTAGTCCTCCTACCGTGACTCCTGTAATAGTTCCGTTTCCGTTAATTCCTATTGGCATAACTATAAGATAACAAGGGTTGCACCGTTTGGCACGGTTATTGCTTTATTATTAGCTATTGTAGGTGATACAGTCATGGCATTCTTACCAGCAGATAAAGTATAGTCTTCTGTAACATTTTGACCAGTTTCAACAAATACCTGATCTGTTCCTCCTCCAGTAGCTCCAGCACCTCCACCAATCTCTCCCCAACCTGTATTCTTATATCCTTCAAACCTATTTTGACTTGAGTTGTATCTTAGTTGTCCTATAGCTGCTGCTGGTTGTCCAGACTGCCCAGGTTGCTGTGAGTCATTACCAACTGGAATCTTCAGGAACCCGTTTGAGTTCATGGTTACATCACCTGTCATCGTAGGTGTTGCTGCGTTAACCAAACCTAAATTTGTCTGAGTTATATTTCCAATAGTTGTAAAAGTACCCGTTCCAGAGCTAACAGCAGTACAAATTTTCAATAAATTAGTTGCTGAATCTATATGTGGTTGAAACTGAACTACATTTCGTACTATTGACTCTTGCCATTTTTACAATATTTTATTTTATTTTATCACCCCTTACCAAATCCGACAGCTTGATAAGTAAAATCTCTGTTAATCGAAGCATTTGATGAATTTTTAAAGTGAACAGTAAAACCTGTATTAGAAACATTCGTTATTTCAAAGTAATCACCTGAAGCAAAACTTCCTATCGGTTGAACAGCGACAGAAGGTGGATTACTATTCACTCCTCCTATTGCTGCCGTACCAGTAAAGAAAGGACTTTGGAACGTAACGGCTTTTGCTCCTGCTCCAGATGCAATAGTTCCTGTACTTTGTTCAGTTCTTCTTTGGAACGATGCTGTATAACCCAACTGAAATACTCTTATGTCTTGATCAGGATCATTACTTGTTAAATTCACTTTAAATTTAAATCCTCTACCTTTATATGTTCCATTTGCAAAAGTCTGAAAAGCTGTATATGTAGGCGATCCAGAAGTAGGGTCATCTTGAGTTACTGCAACTTGCATTTCAGCGTTTACCTTAGTAGCGGTAGCACCATCAAAATCTACTCTTGCATCTATATCAGAAATTGAATCAAATAAATCTGAAGGGAAAAATGCCTCCGTTAAGAAATGACGTTTTAAATCGAGACTAAATACACTTCCTAAATCTAAGAAAGCTGTACCTGGAGAACCTCCAAACTCATAGTTACCTAATGGTGCAATACCTCCTATGTCATCTAACGAACCAACAGCATCAAAATCTGTAATGCTGTCAAATTGACCCGTACCAATTAAATTTAAAGAATTAGTAGTAGCATCAAAAGCTACATTGGTTTTTACACCCTGAAACTTAGGACTATCCAAATCTTCTCTTCTTGTTAAAGCTATTAAAGGTGCAAGATTATCAGGTAAATCTATAATTACACTTGTTTCGCCAGCACTAAACCTACCGCCATCATCTTGAAACTTAAGAATATATTCTCCTTCAAGTAAAGGAACATCAGCACTTGTTGTGTTACCAGCTAAAGCTTTTACTAAATCAGTAGCATTTGAGAATGTTCCCGTTCCATCTGTTTTCGTAGAATGTCTGACATAAACAAGACCACCATGAGTAACGTCTAAATCTGTAGATAAATCCCAACGTAATCTTATAGTATTAGCATTTATTGGCTCACCTGTTAATCCAGTAACATCTCCAGGGATAGCAGTCTTTCCAACAGCGTTAAAAGTAAAAGTTGTTGGTTGTGCAGAAGGTTCAAGTGAAGAATTTATACTAAATAATTGAAATTCATATTTACCTTGAAGTGAATCTAAAATTTGAAATTCAGTACTTCTTGATCTAAGAGTTGTAAAATTACCATTATCTAATCTGTAATTAAGTTCATACTCTACAGCCCTCGGAACAGGGTTAAAATCTATATTTAATCTTGTTCTTGCAGTAGTACCTTCTGTAAAAAATTCTTCTTGAACATTTGGAGCAGAAGGAGGATCAACTAATTCATTTAATACCGTAATATTACGAACAGGTAATGGAGAACCATCCTCAATAAACGCATATTTTCCACCGTTATATGCTGCTGCTGTTACTGCATAATTATCTTTATCTTCAGTAATTCCTACAACTCTCCATTGAGTAGTCTGTAGAGTTGTATTTTGTAAAATCCAAACACTATTAACATTTGGTGCTGTATTAACTAAATTGCCACTTGAATTTTTCATCTGAAAATTTTCGCCACTAGCAAGTGTTATTACCGCTCCACTTATCGAAGCCACGTTCTTAGTGCTTACCGTTCCATCAGGCATTATTACACTAATTGTTGGACTGTTTGTAGCATCCAAATCAGTATCGGATGTATTATCTACTGTCACCGTATTTGTTGTTGCAGCACTAATTCTGCCTCCTCTCCTAAGCCCTGCTCTAACTGGGTCACTTACTTCAATAACCTGTCCTGGCCTAACAATTACACCCTCTGCTAATCCTGTTGCAAAGCTAATTGTTTCAGTAGAATTTTGTTCCTCAAAAAGAACAAATCGTCCTAATCTTCTGGCTTGATTCCTTGATGTAGTAGCAAATCCTGTAATCTTTTTATGAATAATTCCGTATTTATTTTTGGCGGTAGTATCTTCAACAGTTTCAAAGTTCAATTCTTGATTTTCCATGTCAAAGTAAGACACAGATACAACGGTGGATCTTGTTTTTAAACTCGTTCCAGAATAAATGAATCCTTCAGCAGTAACATTTGACAGATTGAAAAGATAACTAGGATCTGTAGGTCTGTCTTGAGTGAGAGTAAGAGATCCTGCACTCCAAAATGTCATACCTCTCATTACAGAACTGAGAGCCATTACTGTTTTAAAAGCATCTCCTCTTTTTTGAAGGACTACATTACAACTAAATCTAGGTTCTTTA